AAAGTGCTTGTCTAGATAAACTAATAGAAATCTGTAGAACTAAATAATATGAATAAAGAATTTTGCACATATGAACAAGCATTAGCTTTAAAAGAGTTAGGTTTTGATGAACCTTGCTTAGCAAAACATGATTTAAAGTACATTCTGTTAAGAGTAGAAGAATGCAAAAGTCAAGAAAATGCACAAGAATTTGATTACATCTTAGCACCACTATACCAACAAGCATTTAGATGGTTTAGAGAGAAGCATGATTTATTTTATAGTGTTGTATATAAAGATGATGAACCTGATAATAAGTTTGAAGGTAGTATTTGGAAAAAAGATTATTATCTCAATGTGTGGAATGAGATATATAACACTCATGAAGAAGCAGAACAAGCCTGTTTAGATAAACTAATAGAAACAATTAAAAACAAATAATATATGCAAGAATCAAAATTTAAAAAGCTAGAAATTCTTTTTTGTTGGGGAGAATTTTACTCAAATGGTAAAAACTTAGAAGTACCAACTAATCCTGATAAAGTAAAATTTAATCAGATTCAAAGACAAATTAATGAGTTAAAACAACAAATAATAGATTAATTATGGGAATAATAGTAGAGAAAATAAATATTGATAGATCAGTGTTTAAAAAAACTAAAGAAGAAAAAGCTAAACTTAAAGAATTAAAAAGACTTTACAAATTAAGTATCAAAAAATCTACAAATTAAAAATGAATGTACCTTGCTTATGTATAAATGATAAGAATAAACCTGATGAAATACTACCTGAAAACTGGATTATTGAAGGAACAAAATATACTATAAATTATGTATATTACCATGTTAATCAAGGAATTCAAGGTGTTACTTTAAATGAAATACAAACTAAATCATTAGAATATACTAGTTATAGATTAGATAGATTTGCTTTTACTCAAGATGGTTTAAATCAATTAATAGAACTAATGAAAGAATGTACTGAATTAGGTAAGATTGATATTATGGAATTAATTGAAGAAAATAATTTAAAACTAATAGAAAATTAAAAATAGTCAGGTGGCGAAATGGTAGATGTATGTGTTTGGGTATGGTCGGCTAAAACACAAGGTAAATAACGAGTAATGTTAGACGTAACAAGAAAGTGTTCCCATACAGGTTCGAATCCTGTTCTGACTACAATTAAACAAAATAAGTTCTGTGAATATAGGTACAGAATAATTTAGATCCTCATTATTGAATAATGTGTATAAGCTTAGAGTGTTTAATTATCTCTAGACGTCAGAGTAAACCACTTAGGAAAATCCTAGGTGGTTTTTAATTTAAAAACAATCACAAAAACAAAGAAATTATGAACAGACTACTTGACAAGTATTGCAAAATGTTATATTTTTGCAAAGGTAAACCTACAATACTTAGTAAACTAAGTAATTGGGAATTAAATGGTATATTATTACACATTAACAAATATCCTCAAGGATTGCTTAATGGTTATCATAAAGAAGAATACATTAATGCTGTAAAATACATTATTAAATGTAGGGCCAATGTTAAAAATCATAAAGAAGTAATGATTGAAACTAGATTAGCTAACAAAGCATTAAGTAATGCTGAAACATTATCTAATGAATTATTAAACATGATGATTAAAACAGAAAAACAATATAAATTATATGCTAGAAAAAATTAAAAGAAAATCTATGTTGATTAGACCATCAGGTAGATCAACTGATTTTATTAGTCCAAGCTTTGGATATGGTTGTTTATATAATTGTGGATATTGCTATATGAAAAGACATAAACCTGAAGGTTTAGATGTAGCAACTAATACAATGGATATACTTACAGCAATTAATAATCATTGTGCTTTTGCTGATGTTGAAAAACCTAATCAAACACACAATGATTATATTACTTATGATATTTCATGTAATGAAGATTTTGCATTACATGCTAAACATCATGAGTGGCAAAAGATATTTGACTTCTTTAAACAACATCCTACAGCTATGGGTTCATTTGCTACTAAGTATGTGAACCCAAGTTTAACAGGTTATAATCCTAAAGGTAAGATTAGAATAAGATTTAGTCTAATGCCACAAATTATGTCTGATGAATTAGAACCTAACACATCTAAAATCATTGATAGAATCAAAGCTATTGATGCATTCATAGATGCAGGATATGATGTTCATATTAACTTTAGTCCTGTAATAGTTGCAGGTAATTGGTTAGAAGAATATGAATATTTATTCCACATGGTTAATGATTATGTTAGTTATAAAAATGTTGTTAAAGCTGAAGTAATATTTCTTACTCACAATGAAAATAAACATGTTTATAATATAGTTAATAACATTCCAGGTGAAGAAGAATATTTATGGGTTCCTACAATACAAGAAGACAAAGTATCTCAATATGGTGGTTTAAACATAAGATATAGACATGATTTAAAAAATGATTTTATAAAGTCTTTTGTAAAACTACATGATAAGATAATTCCTTGGAATACAATTAGATACATATTTTAAAATTAAAACAAAATGAATAAATTAACATTTGTAAAAGCATTATGGTCACCATTTAAACCATTTAAATTAAAATGGTATTGTGGTAAAACTTCAATAGGTACACCTTATTTTTATCCAAGAAGATGGATAAAAAATTTAGATAAACCTGGTTATAAAAAAGCAGTACCTAAAAAAATAGGATTTGATTTTGTAGAATTAGGATGGAAAACTAAATGGAGTGCTACTGATTATAGGTTTGAATGGTATCCATTATTATCATTTGTATTCTTTGGTTATCAATTAGCTGTAATTGTAGATGCACCACATTCTAGTAATTATTGGGAATCTTGGTTGTATTATGAAAGAAATACTGATAAAACTAAATCTAAAAAAGAAAGAATTGAACAATGTAAATTAGAGTTTTCTCAAAAATATACTTCACATTATTCAGATGGTAAAAAAGAAATAATAGATTATTATAAATTAATATTAAAAAAGAAATATTTATGGACACAATAATTTTATTACAAACAAAATGGTGGGATTCATTTAACTATGAATTGTATAAAAAGTATTTAGAAACTAAAATTAAATAATATGCAAAAGAAAAGACAATCTTTGTCAAATGCTATTAGACAGCATGCTAAATTACATGCTAAATACAAAGAATATTCTTTAAAAACTATTGAAGAATTAGAAGAAATGCTACCTATATTAGGTGGTGGTTACAAAGAAGTTTGTCTTTCAGTAATGAAAGAGAAATTTATAGAAGATTTAAAAAATAAACAAACTGAAGAATTACCTGAAGGAGGTGTAGAATGATAAATAAAGATAAAGTATTAGAAATTATATCTAAAGGAAGTCCCGGAGAATTAGAACAAATACAAGTTATTGTTAGATATATTTTTGATAAAACTAAACAAGACATATCTGATAGACCAATTAATCCTCCTCAAGATCAAGGCATGTTCTTTTTAATGATGCACATGTATCAAACAGCTAAACAATATTATCAAACTGATGGAAGGTAAATGGCAAAAAGTAATTTATGATGTTGAAGTTTATTCAAACTGTTTTCTTTGTGCTATTCAAGATGTGGATAGTAAAGAGAAAATAGTTTGGGAAATTTCAGATAGAATAAATGAATATGATAATGTTGTAGAATTTTTTAATAAATTCAATCAATATCTTATTTCATTTAATGGAATACATTATGATAACTGTATAATGTTGTATATTATCCACAATAAGTTAGATAATGTGGATAATTATCTACAAAAGCTTAAAGCATGGTCAGACTATATAATTCACAATGATTTTTGGTGGAATGACAAAGAATTAAGTAAATACAAATATCATAATAAATGGATAGACATAGATTTATTCTTATATTGGAGTAAAATGCTTAGATTAAGTAAAAAGTTAAGTCTTAAAGGTCTTGCTATTCAACTTAATTATCCTGTAGTACAGGAATTACCATTTGATCCTGCAATGAGCTTAAATCATGCTCAAATTGATGAATTAAGACACTATAATAGTGTACATGATTTAGGTATAACTGAATTACTATATAATTCAATGTTATCTGATGTCAAGTTAAGGCAATATATCAATGAAACATATAACTTAAAATGTTATAGTTGGGATGCACCTAAAATGGCATCTGAATTATTGTTACAAGAATATTGTAAAATAACTAAAAAAGATCCAAAGTATGTTAAATCACTTAAGTTT